AAAAAAAAGAGGGGAGTATTTCATCCCCTCGGAGATATTGTTTTTCGATTAGTCGAAGCAAACGTGATACATAACAATCTCGCTTGGATTCACAACTGTGAAACCAACTTTCATGTTTGCACGAGTACGGATGTATGGCTCTGCAACAGTATCAGAAAGGTTCACTGCTTTCAATGCTTTTGAATCTGATTCAGCATCGAATGCATAGATAAGATTGTCTTTCAACGTCAATACAATTGTGTTGTCTGACATACCTTCACAAGCAACAACCTTAACACCTAAGTAAGTCAATGCCAATGGAGTTGTCACATATGTCATGGTGTTGCCTTGAGCAGCAGCCAATTCGTATGCGTTTGCTACGTTGGTAGAAACATACAATCGAAGGTCAGCTTTCTTGCGGATGATTGCAGATGGAGCAGCGTTGAAAACTGCGGCAAATTGAGTCAATACGTTTCCGCTATTGATAGCACCAGCATAAAGACCTTCAACACCTTGAGCAGCGCAAAGGATTTTTTCGTAACCATCACAAAGAGCAAGAGTTGAATCTTCGCTTTCTGTGTCACCTTGCCAACGGATAAGTTCGATGTCTTGACCGATAGCTTTAGCCATTTCATTCCAATAGAAATCCATGAATGAAGCAACACTGAAGTCACCATTTGAACCTTTAGCCATTTGAAGAGCTAAGAATGATTGCTCGAGGTCAAATTGACAAATTTGCGCAAGAGCGCTTAACGCACATACCGAAATCTCAACTGCGCTTAAGTCGTCTGTGGGAGCCGAAAATGAGCATGAAGAGGCCTGGAGTGGCTGTGAAAATAACACAGTTGCAAGTTTAGTCTTATCCTTTACACCCGGTAAAAGACGGTAATTGTCAGCAAGAGACTCTTCACTCAAATATGCTTTCGAGTAGAATGCCTCAGGGTTTGCTGCCAATAAAGCGGATGCATCAACATCCAAATCGAAACGGAGTTTTCTTGACATTTTTATTTATTTTTTATTGATTTACAAATTGATTAAACTTCGCAAATTTTTCACTCATTGAGAGTTGGGTCATTTGCGTCTCGACCTCTTCTTCAGCTTTCTCTGCATACATCTCTTCGATTTGGTTGCGGAGGTCAGCAATCATTGCGATAAGTGCTTTCTCTCTCTCTTCCAACATCGGCAAAACAATTGCAGCGATTGCCTCGGCATCAGTTGCAGGGTCGATTGCCATCTCCTCATCGGTAGTGGTTGACTCTTCAGTTGTCGTATCCTCCTCAACTGTTGTGTCCTCCATTGCCACCTCTTCGGTTGACATCTCTTCCTCAACCACTTCCTCGGTTGGTTCTTTTTCCACCTCTTTAATCTCAACAACTTCTCCGTCTTTTACGACATAGATTTTGTCCTCGATGCGGTGTTCTCCATCAGGTAACATCATTTTATTTAGTTTAATTTGTTCCGATAATTTCAGACCGAGGAACCCTTCAATGGAGAAACCGACTTGATCGTTTGCAACCAACTCGGCAAAATAGTCAGCATCAGTCACCTGGGCAGTCACCATCAGTGTTCCCTTTGGTACCTCAATGCCGAATGTTGAAAATGCTTTGTCCTTGGTTGGGTTGTCAACAATCCATGTCTCAAGAATGTAGGCAGGAACTTTTTTCTCGGTGTCGTGTTCAAGGTTGAAGATGTCACGATTGCGCAAATCAGCCATGAACTTGGTGTGAATCTGCTCGATTACTTCCTCGGTGAACTGAACATAGTACTCACCATCCTCCTCACTGCGGCGATAGATGTCCATTGGTATCATGGCAGGTGCAGTGATACGATACTTCACATCATCAGCAAACATCAATCGCTTCTCACTTCCAAATGCCATCCCTTTGACCTTAACGGCAGGGAGATTTGTGAAAGCAATCATCTCGATTCCAAGATTTTCCCCATCGGAATACTCTTCATCGATTGTGATTTTGTAGATAGGCAAGTCCTTTGTCATTGCTTATGTTGCAAATTTCTTATATTTGTTCAAAAAATAATTATGATATCAATATTTGACAGGGAGATTCCCAACAAAATGGATGAGTTGACAATCGAGCAATTCGAGAAAATCAGCCAAATCCTCAACAATCAAGAGTTCGACAACATCGAAAAGTATGTCGAGATGTTTAAGTTCCTCGGCATCGATGAGAAGCTATGGGATGACTACCCATTCAGCGAGTTCATCAAGTTGGTGCAAGAGTTCAACCTCGATTCATACACCCCACAGGAAGCAGTTGGAACCATTGAGTTGGAAGGGTACACCTACACTGCTGAATTGCGCTTGTCGGTTAAGGAAACCAAACTTATCGAGAAGATTGTGAACACCAAACCGAACCACTATATCAGTGACATCATGGCCATCATGTTCAAACGCACTGACCTATCCAACACCGAACACTTTTCTGATGCACATTTGAAGCTCAAATCAAAGTTATTTAGAGCTCAAAAAGCTGACTTGTGTGTTCCATATATTGTGTTCGTAACCGAGAAGATTGCAGAGTATGCAAAAGCCAACACTGCCGAAGGGGTGGAACCAAGTCAATCTTGAGCAGTTCATTGAGTTAAGACAACTGAAAGCAGAGGATGGATTGTTCAACCACAACATCGATGTCCTCTGCGTTCTGACTGATTCCTATCCTGATGACTTCGATGATGCCGAACTGCATGAAGTCGGTGAGTGGTTCAAAGATTTGCAATGGTTGTATTCAGAGCCATCCAAGAACTATGTTGATCGTGTTGGAAAGTTCCATCTTAAACCGATGAATGAGTTGACACTGGGGGAATTTATCGACCTCGAGTATTATTTCAGCAATGACTATATCAAGTATCTGCCGAACATCTGCGCACTGTTGTATCGCATCCCTGAAATCATTGAGGATGGAGTTGTTGCAAAATGGGAAACAACTGCATTCAAGACAACATCGAGAGCGCACTACTTCCTTGAGCAACCAATCACAAAGATGTATGGAATCCTCACCGAGTATATTAAGTTCAGAGACCAATTCATCACCAAGCATTCCAACCTGATGACCGAGGACATCGAGGATGACCTGTCCGATATTGATGACCCCGAAGAAAGAAAGGAAGCAGAGAAACAAAAGGCATCCAACAAATGGGGATGGGAGCAATTGATTTGGTCGATGTGCAATGGTGACCTTACCAAGTACGATCAAGTGATAAACATGAAGCTGATTCTTGTGTTCAACTTCCTTGCGATGCGTAAAGAGTTGGATATTTAGTAATCAAGCGAATCCCAAAACTCACCGAATAGTGGTTCGAAGTCGTATATCACTTTTGGTTTTTTGCGCAATAGGTTTCCAAGTTCCAGGATTGGGAACTTTTGAGCAAGGTCAGCGACATACATCCCATACATTTCTGCAATAAGTCCGTTCTGCTCAAGTGCAAGATTGAACTTTTGAACCAAATCGAATGGTGCAATCGTTTGTGTTCCGTTATTTAGAAAGCCGAAATAGTATGCAGCGACAATCTGAATGCGAAGATTGCCTTCAGTTGTGACCTTGGCATTGATGCGCACTGAATCGTACAAAGTACCTGTATCAATGAGTGCTTCCTCCTTGATGACTTTCTTGAGAGTGTTGGCGACTCGCCTTCTCAATGCGTATTTGTAGTTGTATTCTCCAGTGTCTGCGTAGCGTGCCATTACCTATGTTGCAATTAGTCACCTATTTGTTTAGGAATTTGGCAATCAGTCCATGAATCCATGGTGAATGTGATGGTCATCAACCACCCTGCCGCATAGTCGAGGAGGTCATTGTTGAGTGGAACGAATGAAGGGAATCCCATCACATCGAAATCTCGGTCATCCAAGCTGAATGTGTAATTGAGATACAAGTCCATGAGTATCTGATGGCAGTCGCTCAATATGACATTGATGTTCGCCCTATCTTTTTGGATGATGTCGAAGCAATAGATTTCAAGAGTGAAGTCATTGGTGTTCTCGGTAGGGATAGCATCGACAGGAACGATATAGATAATCGGAAATTTTTCGTTTTTCGTTGCAAAATTAAACAACTGCTCTTTGAAGTCAGAACCTACTTTCTTGACTTGAAGATGCGCATCATAGAATCCTATGATTTCATTTATGAGTGCTTGGTAACTTATCACAGTACTGAATTTTGAATGATTTTGCTGACCTTGTTTTGTACACCTGTCATCTCGGTTTCACTGACCACTGCATTGACGGTGATTGTTTGGTTGGCTTCCACACCTTGTGATTGAGTCACAGTGTTTGCTTGGTTGCCTTGACCGAATAGGTTGCCAGGTACGAATGCAGGAACTGATGGAGCAGTTGGTGTTGAACCACCACCTCCTCCTCCTGTATTTGATGGAGTAGGTACTGATGCGCTACCACCATTCATGAACTTGGAGATGGATGATGCCACAATGGTACCGATGGATGTTGCTGCACGAATTTTTGCTGCCGCAATAGCTGCAGTTTTTAATGTGGCACCACCGTCAGGGAGTGCAGTCCATGTGAGGTTGGATGCATAACCTGATATTTCACGTTGAGTGTTCACAATAATTTCACCGATTGCAAGTGCCTTATCAACTATAAAGAGTGCGTTTGCAACTTTCTTGTTCTCACCTGCAAGTTCACCCATGGCAGAAATCAATCCTTTTGCTGCACCAAGTTTGGCATCAGCGAGTGATTGGTCTGCCGCAGCGACTGCCTCGTTGTATGCCTTTTGTTCTTGGAATCTTTTCATGTTCGATTCTGCCTCAATCTGCAATTGTTCTTGCCTTGTTTGAAGCATTCCTGAAATGATTGTTGTCCTTGATTTTGTCTGAAGAAATTCACTTTCCTTAACTTCATCCTTTCTCACTTGATTGATTTCAAGTGATTGCGCTTTTTCCAGTGCAGTGATATCTTGCTTGTATTTCTTTGCCTCTTCAATCAGCTTGGCATATTTCGCTTTGATGTCATCAATCTCTTTTTGAGTTTGAGTCTTTGTAGAGTCAGATAGCAATTTGTTTGCCGCAGCAATTTCAGCTTGAATTGCTTTCAATCCTTCACGATATTTCTTGGCTGCCTCTTCACGTTTGGCCTTCGCTTCGTCTGCTGCTTTCTTTGCTTCAGCCGCTTCATCAGCCGCTTGTTGAATAGCCATCAATTTGCGTTCCTTCGAACCATCCTTGATGAGTTTATTCTCGGCAGCAATTCTCTCTGCGAGTTTCTTTCTGCGCTCAACCGAATCCTTGTCAGTTAGATTCTTTATTTCATTGTACTCATCACGAGCCGACTTGAGTCGATTCTTTGCAGCGTTTGTGATTGCAGTGGATTTCTCCATCTCAAGTTTGGTTGTATCTTTTCCCGCTGCCTTCGCTCTTGCAATCTCCAAATCGTATTGGTCAGATATCTGCTCGGTACGTTTCTCCGATGACTTGAATGCCTTCTCGTTGGCTTTCTCCATCGTTCTCGCATTCTCCTCTGCTGCATACGATGTCAGACCTAACCAATCGGTCAGTGATTTGAACGCATCGATTAGCAAGTTGAGTGGATACATCACGATATCAATCGCTTTCTTGAGTAGTCCAATTTTATTCAACCACACACCAATGGCAACCACAATCCCGATGATGACTGCTGCCAACAGAAAGATTGGATTCATGAGAATCTGCGCTCCGAGTTTAACGAATGCACCTCCCATTGTTGTGATGGTTGATGTCAGACCCTTCATGCTCTTGCTGATATCAGCAGCATTCAAGTTGCCGAGTGTCTTGGCAAATGTCTGCGCCTTACCGGATGCCTCTTCGAAGTCGAGTGACATCAATGAATCCTTGATACCACCAAATGAATTGGATATCTGCTCGAATTTGGAACCCGATGCAAACACATTCACCTGGTCATTTGCATCCTTAATCCTGTCAGCGACATCCCCTGCTCGTTGAGCAAGAGCATCCATTTGTGCGGGGTCAGTTGCCTCTGCGAGTGATGCTTTGAGTGAGCGAAGTTCTGCCTTGAGGGATTGGACTCCTCCGAGCTTTATAGGTATTTCGATTTCATTAGCCATAAATTCTGACTTCGATTGGTGAGTATCTTAATTTGCCATCAGTGTGTTGATGGTTTTGAGTATTGGTTGTTTCGACCACAATGTTGCCATCACTGTTGACATATGCGATTGCAAGGTGGTCATGTTCTACGTTGCCAATAAAGACAAAAGTGTTTGTAACATCAAGAGCATTCACAGGTGTTCCGAGATACTTGCCTTGTGCAGTTCTTGTCCAAGTGATTCCACCGATTGAATCTCCCAATGTGATAGCAGTGGGTGCAGCAGTACTAACTTGTGAAAGCAATGCAATGTATCCATCAGATGCAAAGTTCATCCCATTGATTTGAGGAGTGATGATTCCATCCTCGTTGAGAATCTTGTTGTCTCCGATGACCAATCCCTTGAGACCATCACCGATGACATTCGATGAACCTTTCACGATCACATCATCACCTGACAAGTTTCCATTTGCTTCAGCAGACTTTGTCATCAAGATGCTATCCACTGACACTGCGGTTGTGGTCGGTGGTGTCGGTGTACCTGGAGCAGTGATGAATGGAGGTAGGTCAATCTCGGTATCGATGCTGATGAGTTCAACCTTGGTGGCAGTCTCTGCGTTGGCATTGTAGTCGATGACCTTGTTGATGTTCCACCATGAGTTGTCGATGCGAATCTTGTCATTGAGTTTCAATGTCTCAATATCTGCCTCATTCAAATCGAAGTAAGCAACCAACATCTTGCCGACATTGATTTGGTTGACTGTCCTTCGCCAATACAAATTGTATAGGTTGTTCGCAGTCAGTGTGCTTGGTGAATAGTAGTAGTAATCATTCGTACCAAAGTTTATATCGAATGTCGGTGTCAATGCGTTGTCGAAGTGACCGAGCATCGGGTATGTGGTCACACCGAACTCACCTGTTGAACCATACTCGATGATGTCATATGACCCACAGGTCTGCTCGCCACCATCGTACAGGATGCGGATGTTTGTCTTTGGTGCTTCGCCTTCCAATGCAGGAACGTATGCAGCGAATGGTGTTGGAACCACTGGAGTCGGTGAGAACAATATCTCTTTGGTCTCGATTCCTTTGACATATTCGTTGTCGAAGATGTACTCAAGCTGACCATATATCTCATTGGTCATGTCGAAGTACACTTGATTCGGTGAATCCTTGTCTTGCTTGTATGTGAGGATGAGTTTCTTGGCAGTGAGGTCAGGCAAGAATATCAAGTCCTGCTCACGTTCCTTCATCAGTTTATATGTCCAATCCTTTTCCTCACCCGAATCATAGTATTCATCCCTTGATTTGAGGATGAGTTTTGTGGGTTGATCAGGGTCGATGTCAGCGAATAGGTTGTACATCGTGAAGATAGACTTCACAAAGTCGCTTTGCTTCACCTTGAGTGGCACATACTGATTCACTGCGAGTGTTCCACCAATCACATTGATGTTCGCAGTTGGAAGTATCTTGACCCGTAGTGAGTACACCTTTACCACTGCATTGACAGGATTCGGTGCAGGTGTATATGGGAAGGTTGTGTTTGTGAACCATGAAGTGAATTGCTGACTCACACCAATACTGATGGTCATCACATCACCCGAGTTCAGGTTTGTTGTCGATGCAGTGTTTGCTGCAATGATTCCACCTGTCTTGACACCTGATGATGCAGGATTGAATTGATGCACACCTGGAGCAAGAGCAAAGCCAGTGCCAATGACTTGGTTGTCATCGATATTTGACAGTTGGTTCGTATATGTTCCGAATGATGCAGAGATTCTCGGTCTGCCATTATATGCGTTGTAATTATTGTACACCGTTACCGAGTTGGTGTTGTCGATATAGTAGTTGTAGTTTATCTCATATTCAATGGTGTATCCATCACCGAATCCTGTGGTCGTGATTGGGATGGTGTACTCGCCTGTGGTTGGGTTGAATGAACCCTGAACATCGGTGATTTCAGTCCATCCTGTTACTTCATCATATGAGCCGAATGTATTGGTTGGAACATCAACTGTAAATGTCGATGTCGTTTCTGCCTCAACCAAATAATCCTGCGCATCAAATGTGTTGGCATCACCGTTGTATGGGATGAGCAACTTGTCGAACTTGGATGCAGTCAGTTCATCCCACTGATATTGGAATCCTGCTGATGCGAATATCCTATCGAAGTAGGTCTTGGCATAGATGGCGGGTTTGAACAGTCGAACATGGAGATTCGGGTTGGTGACGAATGGCATCACATACTTGTATCCATCAGTAACAGTGTTGTCGAATGAATCGATGATGTCTGCTACACTGAATGTGTGATTGAGGTAGCTGAAGTCAAGGTCAGTGAGTTCGACATTGGATATCGCAGTAAAGAACTCAATGCGGGTGTCCTTGATTAATACCTCATATTCCACCCCTTGCTCGTATGCATCAGTGACTTGAGTCTTTTTGACTGACAACAACTGAAGCAAAGCATCCTCAATGATTGGGACACCGTTCTGAATGACTGCACACTTGGTCACTTTGTTGATGTCAAACGTACCTGCTTGGATGTTCACATCATAGTAGTGGTTGAGCATCTCGTTGTTGTTCTTGCTTCCAACCAATGTGATGGTCTTGGAGAACGTTCCTGTGCGCTTGGTGAAATCTCTGATGTCTCCCACTGCGAAGTTCAGAGGGAAGGATGTATCTTCCTTCACATCGAGGTATCCACCACCTTGTTGGTCATAGCCAAGGGTGTTGAGGAAGTCGATGCAACACTGCTGCGCTTCGAACACTCCACCATCAGCAATGACCCTGTCCTCGAATGCAGTGACTTGTGAGCCAATCGATGAGGAGTATTTGATTTGTATCTTAACCATTTATGTTGTCCTGGTTTGCGAATCTAACGTTGATGTTTTGGCGAATCAAGTTCTTGTTTCTCTGCTTGAATACCTCGTACGAATTGGTGTTCAATATCACAGGTTGATACGTTGACTCCACCACCTGAAGTGTATCGCTACAAATATACGATACTTTCTTGATGAATGTCTGCGGTGAGGTCATCAACTCCTCGAAGTAGGTGGCCATGTCTTGAGTCATCCAATCAGAATTGAGGTCAAGTGATTTGACTGCATTCACATTGAGTTGGTTGAACCCGAAGTCCTCGGTGTTGTATGTCCAGTGGTCAGAGCCATTGACGAATCCTTCGACCTTGCGGTTGAATACCTCACGAGTGACATCTCCTCGCTCATATGATTTGAGTTGGAAGGCGAATGATGAGTATGAACCAAGACGATCAAGGAACACAATGTGATATTGCTCCATCAAGGTTCTGCGGTCAATATATACTCGATACTTAACCGAGTCCTGTTGAGACAGTGTTGACCCGTTGTCGAACCAAAAGTCGTACCAATCGATGCCATCAGTCAGGAACACACCGTTGTTCCCTGCACCCACTGCCACCTGCGCAATCTCATTGAGTGCAGTGATGGTCTTGGAGAACGTACCACCAAGTGATGTCTCGAATCGCACTGTTGATGTTGCCTGTGGTTTACGAAGGTTAAGCCAAGCATCTTGACCGGGTGTCATGTAGAATGTTGTGGGTTGGTTTGTCAACCACAATGCAGAGGGTTGGTTCAGTGTGAAATCAGTCTCATCGTATGTCGACCAATCCATCCATCTGAACGCACCATTGTATGCGATGTTTGCATCGAACTCGGTGATGTCTCTGAAGATGACCTTGCGATTGTCAGCGTATCTGACCACACCATCGATGGTCGCAGTTGTGATCGTTGACCATGCGACATTGACAGTGAATGCTGAACCCGTTGCATCGATGACAGTGTGCAACCCCTCGAGTTGAGGATTGGCCACACCACCATCAGCTTGAGTGATGATGACTTGGTCACCAATTTGGAATGTATTTGTGACATTGATTCTCACGTTCCCACTGGAGTCAGTGAGCGATGATGTGTAGGTGAACTCTGCGACATACTCCTCACCAACCTTGACATCGTACTCATATGAAGAGTTCGGTGCGCCAATGGAGGTGGTTGAAGATGTGTCCAAGTCCCAGGATACTTTGGCCTGAAGTAGCTTTGACATATCCTGCTCACCGTATCCATCGATGATGCGTGGCAATACTTTGTACTCGGCAATCTTGTTGGTGGTTCCACCTTCATAGATGTCGAATATATACCTGAACCCTGCCTTGTTCTTGTTGGTTGAATCAACAATGAACTTTAGTGGGTTGTATGCAGGACTAAACTGCTGCGGAGATGCTATCGAAGTTTGGCTCATAAGGGAACTCCTCTTTAATTGAATGACCTGCAAATGCGTGTTTCGGGTTCTTTGGTTCTACCAAGTTTGCTCCGAAGTCGTATGTCTCTGAACTCATTACGTCATAGTGGTAGCCATCAGCGTAAACGGGTGGGGT